TCTTTATCCCAGAAGGCTATGATAAGACATTTGCCGAACTGGGCGAGACCGTCAAAAACCAAATTTCCCACCGAGGAAGAGCCGTCAGAAAACTGGTGGCATTTCTCATTCCTAAGATACATCACATAGGCTACTAGTATAAAACAAGCAATTAAAAAAAAATGATAGACAAGAAGAAAGTGCAGGAAGCAGCCGAGACTGCTTTTAAGAAGGTTAGCCTTCCTATGGCGAAGGAGAGCTTGGAACGTAGCTTTTGTGAAGGTGCTGAGTGGCTTGTAAAAAGCATTTGGCATCCCATGAATGAGGAACCTCAGAACGAAGGCTTTATAATTCGTGCCAGTTTCATAGGTGGCAGGATGCGAGCCGACGCTATCGACTACATGTCCATCAAAAGAGTGTGGGAGGACATTGCTGAGAGAAAACATTTAAGTAAAGAAGAGCTTGACAAACAACTAAAGCTGCTTCTGATTGGATGCGAAATGAGCAGGTGGTGTTATCTCAGCGACATTATGCCTCCATGTTCCCAGGTAAGTGATATTCAAATTGAATCATGGTAAATATTACAAGAGAAGTTATGGCAAATTCAGAGCATCAATCACATAATGTAACTGACAAAATAACATATAAACAAAACATTCCATATTATAATGGCATGCCGTGTTTTGTCGATGGCTTGAGACTGAACTCCCATCCGCATATAGACGAAGATGGTTTTCTGTCAGCTTTTTATTGGCGTGATGGGGGTCTTTGGGGCTGCAAAGTGTCAGAGATTTACCCCAATGTGTTCGTACATAACGAATATGATAATTGGTTTGTAAGAAGTTTTTATCTCGATGAAGTAACCCCCATGACATTGGAAGAGTGGAAAAATAGCAATGGCTCTTATTGCCATGATGCCTCTAATGTGCTTGAAGCTTTGACAAAAGACGGATATGGCGGGCACAAAGGAATGAACATTTAATAATATCATCGATACAATTAAAATGGAAAAAGTTATAGAAGTAAAATTTGAAGATGTAAAGCGGGCTTTTGAGGAGGCAAGTGATAGTGGCAAGAAAAGCATTCTCACATTATTTCCTCAACTCAAAGAAATTCTTCCAATCACTGGTCGAGTGAAGACTTTTGAGGACGCTTGCCGTGAAGTCGGTATCGATCCGACACAATATATTAGCAAATATGATGGCGAATCTGCCGACGTGATTGCATATATGAAGCTACGGGTAATTTGCAAAGCACTGAATGAAGGTTGGATGCCTCAGTTTGCATGGAGCGAGGAGCGTTGGTGCCCTTGGTTCTTACTATGGACAGAAGAAGAGCTGTCAGACAAAGATGATGAGTGGAAAAGCGACCAACACCTCATTCCAATAAATGGTTATTTGGGAGACTTTGCAAGTTTCGGAAATCCAGGCTCGTCGTACGCTCCATTTGGTGCGAGGTTAGATGTCAGTTCCTGTCTTTATCTTAAGAGTAAAGAACTTGCAGATTACTGTGGCAAACAGTTCATCGACCTTTGGGCTGACTTTTATTTGATGAAGAAGTAAATCAATCAAGACAACACAAAACTAATATATTATAGACATGAGAATGATGGATTATGCCAGAGGAACAATCATAGAAAGAAGGCTGATACCAGCTCTTTTTATCCTCGATGAGTTGGATAATCACTCAGATGCCGAAATAGGAGACAGTCTGGTAAAAATCATTGCGTCAGACAATATCTTTGCTGAAAAATTCTCGGAGTTGGTAGAAGAGACTGAGGATAGGGTTTGGGAAGAGATTGGTAATTTAAGAAAATCAATTAAACATAAAACAAAATGAAAATCAAGAACATCGGTGCAGACAAGTTACTGCACTTCACCTCGTCTATCGTGTTGGCCTGCATGGTCGCACTTGTTTGCGTTATGGCATGGAGAATGCAGCCTATGGCGGCCGCACTTATTGGAGCGGCCGTTTCAAACATCATTGGGGTCTTAAAAGAATTTGTGTGGGATCGTATGATCGGCAGAGGCACTTTTGAGCTTGAGGACATTTTGTCGGATGCCCTTGGCTCAATCGTTGGGTTCCTGCTGGTATGGGGATTACTCTCAGCTTGTACGATTTAATCAAATCACAAAGTCTGATACGGGACCGTCTTGGAATTATTCCAGGACGGTTTTGTTTTTTATTCACTTGACTATTAGTATATGTAGGATAGGCAGAAATAGCTAACTGCTGAAAAGGGTAAGCTCACAGCCCTTCCTACCATTTTAGGCATTTGTGGGCAGGATTAGATGTGAGCAAATGGCAAAATTAGAGAAACCTCGTGGATTGACGATCAATTTCAAGCCTTCTGAGCGTCAGTACGAACTGTGGAAGGCTTTGCAACCAGGTCTATGCGAATGTGGCGGCAAGATTGAAATGCGCCCAAGTGGAGTGGATGAAAAGGGGCATACTGTGTACAAGGCAACGTGTACTAAGTGTGGTACGACTGATATTCCAGAGCAGATACTTGGTGGCGGCTCGGCAGGTGGCGGTAAGCAAGGATTGTTGGACAGTGAAGTATGTACCCCTTTTGGTTTTCGTAAATTACGAGATTTACAAGTTGGTAGTATAATCACAAACCCTAAAACAGGTGGTATGCAGAAAGTTATATATCTGCATCCAATAGAAAGACATCCATATTATAGAGTTAAGTTTGTGGATGGAACGTACTTTGATTGTTCTGAAAGACATTTGTGGGTGTGTCACGAAAGTCGCAAAAAGACTAAACGTGCAAAAAAATATGATTTATGTTCTGATAAGGTGTGGACTACGAAACAAATGTATGAGTGGTATGAGCGTAAAAAGAATGGAATGTATAATGGTATGAATTTGATAATACCATTAACTGAGCCTGTACAGTTTACAACAGGTTGCCACAAACCAACTGTTCCACCATATATATTGGGTGCGTTAATTGGTGATGGGTGTATTTCTGACAGTTTTGTAAAATACGACTGTGTTGGCTTTACAACGGAGGATGATGAAATTAAAAAAAAATTCATTGATGCTGGTTATGATATGAGCGTTTGTTGTCAAAAACCAGGCAATAATTCTATAAATTATAGAATACATGATGTCAAGCTTGTGCAACAATTAAAGGAATTAGGTATTGCTGGCAATAAATCAGACAATCATTTCATTCCAAAATATTATAAGTTAGCATCAATACAAGACCGCATATCTTTGATGCAAGGGTTGATCGACACAGATGGGTACGTTGATAATAGAGGGCATATCACATACACATCAATTAGCAAACAACTTGCAGAAGATGTTGCATTTATTGTGCGCTCACTTGGCGGCGTTGCGACTGTTACGAGCGGTAAAAGTGGATATAAAAATCCAAATACAGGTGTGTACATTGAATGTAAGGTGCATTATGACGTTCAAATAAGAACCAAAATGAATCCAGATTTGTGCGGACTTACACGAAAGCGTGAACGGGCAAAGTATGACTTTAATGGTGGTTTCTCAGAACTTGGTAAGAGAATCGTGGATATAGAGCCATTAGGCATGAAAGAAGGGCGTTGTATCACTGTGGATGACCCATCTGGCCTATATGTAGTAAACGACTTCACCGTCACCCACAACTCATACCTTGGCTGCTGCTGGCTTGTATATAGCTGCATAAAATTCTCTGGCATCCGAATGCTGGTTGCGAGAAAGGTGCGCAAGACCCTCATCGAGACCACTTGGAAGACGCTGAAAGACGTGTTGAAAGGATGGGGCCTTGTGGAGAACGTGAACTACAGTATCAACAGCCAGCTCTATGAAATCACATTCTGGAACGGCTCCACCATTTCTGCCACTGACTTGACCCCGCTTCCGTCAGATCCTTCATTTGACTCTCTTGGTTCTCTTGAAATCACTGGCGCGTTTGTTGACGAAGTTTCTGAGGTGTCTGAGAAGGCCATTGAAGTGCTGGCTTCCCGTATTCGATATAAGATTGAGGACACGTTCATAGTGGGAAAGATTCTGATGACGTGCAACCCAACGGTAAACTGGCCGAGAAAGACTTTTGTCATGGATGATGACGGCAATCCTGCAAAGTTGCTTCCAGGCTACCGTTACCTTCCATTCAGTCTGTTCGACAATCCGAACGAGAAGTTCCGCATGATTTACTACAACAAGCTGAAAAAGATCCGTGACAAGGCCACAAGAGACCGATTGCTCTATGGAAACTGGTGGTTCGTGGAAAGCAATAGCATGGCTGCATATTGGAATTTTGATGGTGACAAGCATCTTAAGCAGGGATTGTTTGAAAGCCGTTACGACCCATTGTTGCCGCTTATCCTCAGTTTTGACTTCAATGTGAACCCATACATGACGTGCCTTCCAATGCAGTTTGACTATGAGAACAAGAAAGTCTATGTGCTTTCAGAGTTCATAGGCAGGGCCAAGGACAAGCTGAACAACACCCCAGCATTCACCCGCTGGGTGGCCAATGAATTATTAAAGTGGGGCCATGTTGGCGGAGTTCTGATTACTGGAGATCCCGCCGGCCTTGCCCGCTCAACACAAACCGAGGATGGCACGAACAACTTCACCATTGCCTCGAAGAACTTCACTGAGGCCAATCTTAACCCCAAAATCCAGCTCCTTAGCAAGCAACCTGCACAGATTACGCGACTGGAGTTTGTGAATGAGTTGTTCACTGGGTACGATGGGTGGTCCATTGAGATAGACATTAGGTGCCACAGGCTCACTGAGGATTTTATCTACCAGAAGAAGAACCCTGACGGAACGAAGGAGAAGAAGAAGGTGCTCACGGAGACTGGTGAGAGGGCTGAGAAGTATGGCCACGCCTCTGACTGTTTTGACTACTCAATAGCATACTACCTCAGTTCCACTTACGAAAGATACAAGTCATCGTCCACATCAGTGGTCACGACCATCAGTCCAGACGAGGTTATGTACGATGGTTTTGAGTTTTAGCTATTATATATAAATATAGTATATGACATATCAAAGATTTCTGACCAACAAGGATTACAGGGCAGTGCTCACGAATGAGCAGTTCTCAATGCTCGTCAATGGTGATGAGAACAGATTGTCTCAAGCAGAGAGGAGTGCTGAGATGAATTTCCTGGAGTACCTTGACCAGCACTATGAGATAGAGAAGGTGCTCAATGTTGGCAAGTCAATTAGGGAGTATAGCAGCTTCGTGACCTACCCGGCAAACGTGTACTTCAAAATGGACGGGCTGATATACAAAACGCTCAAGTCCGTGAACGGATGCAAGAGGCCCGACACACTTGTGTACTGGGATCGTTGCGAGGAGGTCGTCAACGAGAAGGACGAAACCAACAATGGCAAGTACTCCCAGCTTCGTACTTATTGTGCTGGTGACGTGGTTTGGTTTGGGTCTGAATGGTGGGTCTGCAAAATCCCGAACGGTTATGACATTGACCGTATTCAGATTCCAGGAATCACACCGTGGAAGAAGGTTAACGTCGTGAACTGGAGGCCGAATATGGAATGGGAGGCCAATCAAGTTTGTTCTTATAACTCCAAGTTTTACGTAAGGGGCGAAGACAATCCAATCGACACTGAGGAAGTCCTCACTCCAGAGACGGATGACCTTTGGCTCCTTATAGGTGACTACACCACAGAATATAACTATTCAGTTGACAAGCACGACTATGTTGTGTATGATAGTTCGGTTTTCGAGCCGTCTGTGAATCCAAATGCCGACAAAATATCAAATGGCGAGAATGTCATCCTGAACGACCCAAGAAATCCGAACGTCATTACTCACATGGTGAATATAGCGTGCTACTACCTTCACCAAATGATCAGCCCGACGAATATCTCAGAAACGAGACGCTGGGCGTATGAGGACTCCATGTCCTGGCTATCTAATGCGGCAAGGTTCAAAATCAACCCGAAGCTCCCAAGAAAGCACGACGAGGAAACTGGCGGTGATGTGGTTGACTTTGCACTAGAGACATACCAAAAGGAATTTGACCCACATAACGATATGTGGCTTATATAGCTCTTCTTATTCACAAAGTATTTTGATTTTGGTTTAGATGTATTCTCAAGTGGCCTGGCTGTGAAGTTAGGCCACTTTTTCATAATCGCCTGTTAAATAACCATAAGTGTTACGGTAGTCTTTGAAGCTATACGAAAAAGTTTGCGTATATTTGCATCGAGTTAGATAGTAGATGCTACGACCGTGTGCATAAAATGTGCATGATATGGTGTAATAAATTCTGCACTGCTCTGATAATCAATTAGTTGAAGCGAATAAAAGGAACTTCCCTCACTTTCCGCTGAATTTGGAAGGGTTTTTGCCCTTCCTTTTTTGCTTTTTTACGGCTTAAATGATTGATTTTTAAGCGTTTACGATTTCA